CAGGTATGGTTCTGAGGTCTTTATCTATGGAAACCATAACACCAGATCCTGACATTATGCCGAGTACATCATCAGCCTCTAGGTTACCGTGGACTACTGAGATGTACTTCGTCATCATTAACTCACGGAGTTCCCCTAGCACTAAAGGCTTACGCCTGTTCTTGCGGTTACTTTTATAGGTCGGTAGGATATCCTTTCTGAAGTTACCCTTACCTGAGAAGCAGAGTAGTGGGGTAAACTCGTCAGGGAATTCCCTCACGATCTTGTGGATGTAGAGTTCAAACACACGCTCGGCATCATCGATATCGGCATTAATAGTTTGGACATCTTCAGTCCATTGCCACTCATGCTCTGCAGCAAAGGAGGCTTGGTAGAGAGGTACGTCTGCATCAATGAGCAGGAGAGGGGTAGGGTCTAGGAGTGCTTTCATTTATTCTCCTTCTTATACCTTTCATTCTCCTTATGTAACTTCAGCTTGAACTGTAAGCTTTTAACTAACTGTTCCAAGTCATCAAGTGATATGAACACACCAGACTCATTCTCTAAGTCCTTGATTGATACATCGCCATCATTCCATAACTGGGCAACCACCTTGTCATCAGGGTGAGCGTCTTCGTGGTCATTGTAAATTACTATTTCTTCGTGAATTATTTTCATTTTATTAGTGGGTATCAGCCCAGTTGTTTCCTATTTTGAATTCCCCATCAAGTGGGCATTTAAATTTAAAGCTTTCCCCTGCACGTTTCATGCAGAAGACTGCTAACTTTCCTACGAACTCAGCCTTGTCACTACGGACTTCCAACTGAACTTCGTCGTGAACGTGTGCTACTAACCTAGCATCAAGTCCTCTCTTCTTTATCTGATCCATTAATATTACTGTAGCTTTCTTCATCAAGACTGCGCCACATGATTGTAGTAATAAGTTAAGAGCCGAGTGTACTGATCGTACTGGTAACGGTCTACCATCTAATCCTTTTAAACTTCCTGTAGCTTTCACCTTTTGTTCGACAGCATCGATGAGAGATTGAAGTGCAGGTAGAGTCTTTAAGAATCTACGCTTCAGCATCGTCCCCTCTTTAACACCACCGCCGACTACGTCCCCTATCTTAGCTGAACCTGCTCCATAAAGAAAGGCATAGATAAAAGTCTTAGCTTGGTCGCGTGTCTCTAACCCTGCAGCCCATTGGTTCATGGTATGGATGTCACCAGATAAGATCTCCTTAGCGTACTCACCCTCGTCCCAAGTGTATAGGTAATGAGCAAGGCAACGTAACTCTAAGCCACTCATGTCTGCACCAACAAGCTTGTAACCTGGACGCACAGTAAACAACTCACGGCAGTCCTTACCAAAGGGCGCACGGACTGCAGGTACTTGTCCAATGTTTGGACGGCTATGAGTGCATCTACCTGATACAGCACCGTTGTGGTTTACATAACCATGTATGCGATCTTCCTTAACTAGCTTCAACCATGCAGCATCACCCTCTGCCAACTGTCCAATCCTCTTAGTAAGCATCATGTACTCTGCTAAAGGTTTAGCTTCTGGGTAAGGTAACGACATCAATATACTCTCGTCAACCTTAGGCTTACCTTCGTTGGTATGTTCCTTAGGTTTCCAATCGTACTTCTCAATGAAAGCTTTACCGATCTGGTCACGACTACTTGGGTTGAAGGGTACGCTTCTTTCCTTAAGAGGCCCACGCCTTAGCGAAGCACGTTCATCATTAGGAGCATCACCCTTAATGCGATACTTGTTATCGTATCTATCTAAGTAATACTGAGGAGTCTTCAAGTAAGTAACTTGAGGAGGAAAGATAGTTTGAAGCTTACCTTCTATCTCACTCTTCCTTACTTGAAGCTTGGCATACAGCTTTGCTGCATCTTCGGAGTTAAACTCAAACCCATTCTCCATCATGTCGTGAATGTTTAGCATGAAGTCTTGCTCCAACTTTAGGCACTCTGGTGACACGCCTTTCTTTAGGAGATGGTGGTAGAGTACAAGGTTAACGGTAACATCCTGTAAGCAGTAGTCACCCATCTCTTCAGTATAAGTAGACCAATCTGTTTCGTTACCATCAGATCCTAACTCACCTTTACGAATACCTAGACGGTATCCCCATGACTCCAGGCTATGCCGACCACATAACTTCTTTGGCATACCGCTAGTATCTATGGTAGCCCAATCACTCTTGATGATATCTGGGCAACCGATACGCGACATCACTAACGTGTCACTAATCTTAGCTTTAGTTCTCCAAGTAGGGTAAAGCTTTTGGATTACTGGTATATCAAAACCAATAATGTTATGACCAATAATATGTGCGGCATTAGCCAAGTGCTTCAGCCCCATTATTAAATCCTTACCTGCATAGACTGCGCGTTCCCCATCAGGAGTAGATAGACCAATGCAATGTATCTTTGTACACTCCTCAAGGAATCCATCAGTCTCTATGTCGAATACAAAAGTATCCTTGTAATCCTTTCTACCTATATCCTCTAGCACGCTCTGTATAGCAGGAGTGTAGCGATTACGGTAGTCAGTAGTATCATTGTATGTTGTCATTTAGTTTGTCCAGTCTGTGTCAAAAAGTTCACATGATTCAGAACAACCTGCATCGTCCATCACGTTAATGTAAGAAGCGTGATCCCCACCATGCTCAAAAGATTCAAGAAGCTTAGGGGTTGTGGCATTCATACGGAAGAATGTTCTGTCCACAGCATCATCATATTTTGTAAACTCAGCACCGACGCGAGGGTACGTCTTCTCCATACCTGCTGTAAACTCAAAAGCTTCTGGGAAGTCTTGCGATACAGCTTTTAATTTCTTGTAAGACTTCTTGTAACATCCAACACAGTTTCCTAACCATTCTGGGATATTCAAATCCCAATCATATTGACTCCACCACTCCAGTATATCCCCCTTATCTGCAGGATTCATATCAATAAGAGGGTAGATAATGTTCTCCACACCTGCCCTAGCTGACACTCTTCGAGACTCATCTTCACGAATGCCTATAGCTGTGTAATAATCCTTCATTTTCTTTAAACCTAAAGATGCCATGTAGCTATGTATAGGATTCAATTTCATTTCTCTAGTACAGGAAGGAAATTTTATATTAGGTATTCCATATTTCATGATAAAACTATGGAATGGATGATTGACATCTGTCCATTGATCGTAGGTGTAAGCGGATTCATAATCAACTACTCGGTGCTTTGTTGAAACCCTCACATTATGTTGAGTGACCCCCTCGACCCATACGATTCCTAGACCAAACTTAACGTCAATATCGTTTAAGAATCGTAGAGTATCTGGATGCTCCATTCCTGTGTTAGCGAATACATAGACGATTTCTATACTATCTTCACCGAGAAATTCAGCCACCTTGTCAGGGTTCTGCTGCATCCATCTCGCCATGTACCCAGATGTACGTCCTCCGCTGATACTGACGAGGACAGTTTTTGTTGTTTCATTATTTACCATTTAGCTTCTCTGTATGTTTAATGTGTGATTCGATAACCTCTTTTGCTAAGTCAAGTTTATCTAGTATGTAAGTAACTGTAGGATCGTTAGGAAAGAATACCCTCCAACCCTTTCTCTTCTTCCCATAGACTGAGGAAACCCTTCCCCTCAATCTACCTTTGTAGTATGCGTCGTAGTTACCGAAGCCTCTATTCTTCCAATGAACTTCCATTAGAAAGGTACTGGTTCTGAGAACTGTTTCTTGACTGCGTTACTTGACTCGAAGTCAATGTCGCATTCGTTCAGCCTACCTGTATTACTATCGTATTTAAGGTGGCAAGCAATGCCTGTATCCCCTGAGTATCTGTTCTTCAAGACACGGACGGTGGTGACATGAGCCAGGTTAGGATCTTGTTGGTCACGCTCAAACCCTAGCACCATGTCAGAAAGCTGTGGGATAGCCTGTGAGCCTCGTAGTTGAGCGAGACTAGTTTGTCCTCCCTCTTCGTGAGGCGTGTTCTGAGGACGCTTAAGATGGCTTACAAGGAAGAGGCATATACCTAGTTCTTCCACCAAGCTTCTCAGCCTAGTCATCACAGCATCAATACGGCGGCGTTCATCCCCATCCTCGTAGCCAGATACCACGATAGATAGGTGGTCGAGGATAATGTACCTAGCCCCTAAGGACACCACCATGTACCGCACCTTAGACAGTAGGTTATCAGCATCGGTAGAACCGAAGTGATCGTAGAGCGTGAGGTTACCTTGACCTAGAGTAGCCTCGAAGCCTTCGCGTAGTTCCTCCTGGTCTACCTCATGACCATGTAGGTGGATAGGTTTGTTCAGTTGAATACCTATCAATCCCTTAGCAGTTCTAGCTACAGATTCTTCGAGTGCTATGTAGCCTACCTTCTTATCTTGAGCAAGTAAGTAGTGAGCAATCTCACGGCATACACTTGACTTACCAATGCCAGTTCCTGCGGTCAGACAGACGAGTTCTCCGAGTCTGATTCCGTAGGTTTTTTCATTCATCCCCTTCCAAGGGTAAGGGATACATTCAGTATCATTTATCTCTGACACCTTATCCCATAGATCTTCTCCGCAGATGACACCATCAGGGCGATATGGTTTAGCACCCCATTGTGCGCTGATAACTTCACCACCACGATTAGCTACTAACATTTCATTAGCATCTTTCAATGGTAGGTTTGCTATCTTGGCCTTACCTGGACTCAGTAGTAGGGCGCATTCTTTAGCAGCCTCTTGACCTGGCTCATCTTGGTCGAACATAAATATGACTGAGTCGAATGACTCAAGCCAAGTTATATCTTTTGCTACAGCTTTGACACTAGCTTGTGCGCCATTAGGAACAGAGACTACCGCCCACTTATTCCCAGTTAACTGACTGACTGATAGGGCATCTACTTCCCCCTCTGTAATAGTGACCATCTTGCCACCACTCTGCCACAGGTGCTTACCATAAAGCCCCATGTTCTTCGCATCTCCCACGATAGAGAAATCTTTTGCTGCTCCTCTTAACTTCTGAGCGATAGGTTTACCGTGATCGTCGCAGTATGTTGCAACTTGTACTGGCTTACCGCTAATGTATCCTTGACCATACCCCCACTTGCGACACGTTTCTTCTGTAAGTCCTCGCTTGGGTAGTGGTGAATAATCTACTTCTAATAATGATGATGGCAATCTAGGTTTCTCCTTAACTACAGTTCCGTCGGCAGACTCGCGGTACTTACATCCAAAGCAGAATGTGTGTCCATCATCATATAGCGAAGCATTGTCTTTGCTTCCGCAGTTAGTGCAGGGGATATGTCGGACGAATCGTGAGTCGTTATCAGTAGGTGTGTGCATGGTGGTTTAGTTTTGTGCGCCCATCTCTTCATTGAAAAGGAGGCTAGTATTTGTCTATCATCGTCCCATATTCCTGCCTTACCAAGACAGTCAAAAAGGCTCTTATCGTAATTATCAATATCTGGATTTGGGTATTGAAGCTTTGTTTTTTTAGGTTGTTGCACCTCGTAAATAGCTGATACGAACAAGGTGTCTTTAAGCGGAAGAAGATCCTCCACTCCTGCAAGTTTTACTGCTTCGGCAATAGTCTTAGGCGCATCATCTCTGTACGCCGTGTACTTCTTGCCAAAGTAAACCCCCCAACGTGTGACTCGTGGCCGCGACGCAGGGACTGGATTCTGCAGGAGTTTCAGATACACATACATTAGAAGTCGAAAGCGTGTTCGCTTGTTTCTTCAGTACCACCGAAAGCTTCCACAACTTTCTCTGAAGTACTCTTAGGCGCGGTAAAACCGTCCTCCTTTTCAAAGCCCCAGTCCTCTGCGGTTTCAGCGCGTCCAGACTTAGAGATTAGATCGATGATAAAGACAGCACCTATTTCAAGTGTAAGTCCTACTCCAAGAGTTGGAACAAACCAGGTCTTAGGGTAGACACCTACCTTAAGTTTAGAGCCGTTGCCTACCTCATCGTTACCGCTGTAAGGGTGACCTTGAGAATCAAAAAGCATCAAGTCATTCTTGTAAGAACTTCCATCCTTACGAGTTCCCTCAGCCTTAAGCTTACACTTAAGTGCAATCTCTCCTGTTAGGTTGCCATCCTTATCTTTGATATCCTCAACGATAGGTAGGTCGTGAACTTTTACTTTCTTCTTACCACCACCTTTAGTGATGATAGCTTGCTGCGCATCGATAGCTTCTTGGTGAATGCCTTGGATGTGCTTAATGAAATCCCCAAACTCTTCTGGCTTACCGCATAACAGTACTTGGTATACAGGGTCAAAAGTTGTATCAGGAAATCCTGGGTTCAAGGCAGGAAACAAAGCCCTACCTACTGGTGTAATTATTTTTTTCAAAATTTTAAAAGTTGTTTCGATCAGCTAAAGAAGTAGCGTGATCTGGTTAGTAAATTAATATCTAGACTTCCCAAAGGTGGAAGGTCTGGATACTCAGCGTTAGGCATTAAAGATTTAATGTCTTGCTGAAATTTCTCAAGTAAGTTATCAGAGAATATCTGAATGACTGACTCTCGAAGTTGACGAGCGAGGAGTGGGCTATCTGCAGCATGAGTTGCAAACGAATCATGAATCATCGACAGCGAATTCACGCCACATAGCTTCATCCTTTCTACTGTTGTAAGCATAACGCTTGCGTCAAGTGAATGACAGAAGTTTGGTGAAATACTTCGTGAGTTTTTTGCTACGCTCAAAGTATCTAGGTCTATCATGACGTTACAGGCGCGACGAACTTTGTACCCTAGGGCAGTTATCACACGCTCTCTTCTAGTATTGCGATATCCTTGATACACCTTTAAATTCGACGGACTAAACCAAGAAGGCTCGATGTTCTCAGCCACTACTGGTCTGATCGTGTGTCTCAACCATGTCATTAATGCCAGAGCAGATGGCAGTTCCTCCTGTATTACTTGCCACAAAACTGTCGTAAGTTTTGCGCAATGTTTGCGAAGATTTTTAAAGGGTAACGTGCCTTCGACCAATGATCGGCTGTAAATCTCATCTTGAAGGATGCCTAATAGTGTGGTGTATGACCCACCATAAGGTACTACCATGACTGCTTTTTTAAGAAGCTTTCTGTCAATACCGTAGCGGAGTAGATTGAGATGTTCAGCAGTAGGATCTTTCTGTAACTTATCGGTAACCTTATCAGCTACTAACTGGTAGATATCTTGAGGAGTACCAGACGGCAACACGTTAGTCTGCTTCGCTAACTTCTCGTCACGGAGTAGGAGTGACATGAGTTGAAGACCATTATTCGAGCCGTCCATAGCGATAGGTATCCGAGACTTAAACCTCTTACCATACGCCATGTACTTTCTAAACTCTAAGCACCATGCAAGGAACTGGAAAGGCTTCTCAGCCTCTGCCCATCTTATACAGTCGAGTGGTCGGTCTGCACACTCGCGTATGAATCCTTCGTTATCGTTGACCCACTTAACACGATCTTCAAAGCCGACCTTATCCTCGCCCCAACAGTTAGCACCATGTATGAAGAACCAATCTTCTTGCTCTTTAGTTTCGATAGGCTTTGCCTCACAGAACTGCAGCAACCCTTTAGCTTTATCGTCACCCTGTGGATGTAGGATGCGTGGTATTGGGTAGCATCTGGTACGGAAATCTAAACTATGAGGGAAGTAGAGTACCTTATCCTTATATGATTCAGCTATCTCAAGTAGTGACTGTAGCTTGTAACGCTTACCCACGTTACGCGAGTTTGCTGTCCGTGTCATATACAGATCAACACGATATGCTCTCATAGCATCAGCACTATCGTTGTAAAGGTCAAGCCACTCTGGCTCTGGTTTGATATTTGGATTAGGCATTCCACCAACAGCCATACCACTCCGCCACATCTCATTCATTACATCAAGCACCTCGTTATTGATAGACCAAGGGCATTCCTGTAGATGGTTCACGGCACTAAACAGAGCAGGGCAGTCGCTATCTTTAAGAGTCTGATAATGCTTACCTTTATCATCAATCAACTGCTTATCTTGGTACTGGTCTAGATAATATCCACCATCATAATTAGAACGCCATTTATTCGGCGGACTAATCATAGGTCGGTACAAGGATTCGGACACCGCGTGACGCTCGTGAGCCTTATCAAGCCACTCGATCATGGATGCTGTAGCTGATACATATCCGACACGCTTACCAAATTCAGTCTTTGTGAATGACTCAATCATCCCTGTATACTTAGCCATTATTTGGATAGCTGTTAAACCTACGCCACCACAGGCCTTGACACCCCAGTTAGCGTAGTTCAAGCCGTACCTTACACGAGCATCCACTAGGATCTTCCTAGCTTTCATGGACTCGCCCCTTACAGCACCATGCTCTATTTCTAGCTTACGGAACTGGTCGGCTTTTACTTTCTTAAAAGTTTGCAACGCAACTTCACGTTCCAGAGCGCGACCAACTCGCACCGCCATAGCCGCACGTTTCTTCTCTTGGCTTATCGAATTGATTACAGATCGTGCAATTACTACCGCTGTTAACTCGATAGGAAGCTTGCGGAAATACTCCTTAAACTTCTTACCTTCCCCTGCTCGTGTCTCTGCGAGGTACTCCTCGATGCCTATGACTAGGTTGTTTATCGCATGGCTTACAGCTAACTTACCAGTCCTAGTATGGGCTTCAGCCCCCACGGATATGAGGGCTTTAGTTTTCTGATGGTAACGTGCTTGCGCGGTGGTGTGGTTAGATTTCTCTAGGTCAATCTCTTTCATTCAACTTTTGTATGGCTTCTTCAAGAACGGATGTATTAAGGTGGGCGTATCGCATAGTCATGCGTATGTCCGAGTGACCTGCTAGTGAGGCCACGACTTGTATAGGTACGTTCTGTTGCACCAAATTTGAGCAGAATGTGTGACGGCAACCATGTATAGTCCAACCCTCGACATCAGCTTTATCCATAGCGTTACGCATCTTATCCCATGCGTGTCTAGTTTCTGAATATGATATATCGTAGAAAGGCCCACGCACATCCTTAGAAAGAGTGTCTAAGATGTCAACAACTTGCTGAGTTTGTGGGATCGTGCGCGGCTTATCATTCTTTGTCTTCCAGACTGTAATGTTATTATCAATACAATCCTCCCACTTCAGGCGTAGTGCTTCGCTAACACGAAGACCAGTATCACATAAGAATAGTATCAGGCCAGAGATGTGCGACTTACCGTTGTTATTGAGGATGTTAACCATCTTAGATTTTTCATCTTCAGTAAACCAAACGTGTAATTCGTTATTCTCGCGCATCTTTTTTATGACAGGGATTGAGGTAATGTAACCACGCTCGACGGCAAACTTGAGCATTACTGACAGGGCGGTCAACTTACGATTTATCGTAGCATTTCCATTACCCACCGCCTTACATTTTCTCACCAATATATCTACACAAGTTTGGTCGATGTCTGTAATTAACTTCGACGGACTAAACGTGTCCATTATAAACTTGGTGTACTGCAGTTGGCTATCCTCTGCCTTAGTGCCTTGCCAACGCATCTCAAAGACCTCGTTACGAAGATCCCTAAGAGTACGCACTTGGGCTTTGGACGCAGCACCAAGCTTTGGTGTGCGCCCTTTCAAGATATCTACGCTTGACTCTGCTTCCCAGAGTTGAGCATCCTTAAGAATCTTGAACGATCTGCGCCACCTCTTAGTTCCCTGTATAGGTTCAGTTGAGATGACGGTCACGCGATAGCTAGATTTTAGTTCTTTAATTGCCACTAAATTTCCTCCATTGGATTTCTGTTATACGGTTCAAGGATGTGTCCTCGGCGAGTTGTTTTTCTATTTCCGCAAAATTAGGCAGACGTTTTAGGGGCGGCTCGTTCCTCATAGCCCTTCCGCGCCTAATACGCTCAATACGTTTAATCAAAAACTCTCGCCGTTTCATCATACGATCTCGCCACTCCATGAAATCATCTTCAGTAGCGAACCCTTTCTTTATTTCATCTATGGTAAAGCTACTCATGCTGAACCCCCTAAATCCTTAGCTAATGCTCTACCCTTATTCGTGAGTGTTACCTCACGCTTACGAGAATCTGTAGGACTCGGAGTTACTTGGACTAAGCCATCCTCCGCCAACGCCTTGACCAACTTACTGGTACGCATTGAGCCTGTGCCGTTGATTTTTACCAACTCATGTATGAATACAGGATTTGGGTCTGTAGCCATGATATAGGCTAGTAACGTGTATGCTTTAAAGCTGTTACTGGACACGCCATCTTCAAGAGTTTTGAATTGACGGACTAAAATTTGTATGTAATTACTCATCTGATTCTGATTTGTGGAAAGTACTGACATAGACTCCTTCTTCGTCATAGACCTCGATAGACCACATCATCCCATCCTCTGTTGGAATAGGTGCTAATTTGTATGACCACTCTTGGTCACTAGCCGTTAAAGCTTCTACGATTCCACTTGCCTTATCAAAGGTCATTGTTATAGGTTCAGCCATTATTTAACCTCCGATTCATATAAGTGGACTACATCCTCAATTACTGCGTCATACAATAAAGGAGATTTAAAACGTGTAATAAAGCCGTCGGATGTTGACACAAGGAAAAAATACTCGTTATCTGAGGAACTTAAACATAATACAGTAAGCCCCTCATTTAGTGTCATCGTTACGTCCCACTCAGCCTCATCTTTGGATAACGTAATCTCATCAGCCTTGCAGATTATGTTGTATACAACACTTTCAGAAGTGCCGACTTCATGCACGTTTTTTAAATCATAATTAAAGATGGTAGGTTCAGCCATTACTTCCCCTCCTTAATCCATGCCATAGCCAAGCAGATGTTATCCCACTTGTCATCGTTGATTAAGCCAGACTCTTTGGCGGTGTGTAAGGCATCCCAAATGACAGCCTCAGATTGAGGTACGCTGAAGTTTGTAGGCCAGTTTGGATTTATTTTTTCAATGGATTCTTCCATTATTCATTCTCCTTTTTAATTAAATTTAAGATCGCAACGCCAAATTCCTTGGTCGATTGCTTGGATGCGCCTCTAGGGCCTCCGTTATGTGTTCGAGCAATCAACTGAATGTTTGCATCGGTTAGATTATTCCACACATCTGCCCCTAAGTAGCGAAGCATATATGCGGTAATTATTTTTTCTGCGTAATCTGGTTTGGTGACATCTTGATAGACCCCACCAATCGACGGACTAAATAACAATGCATCTGTGTGAAAATCTCTCCCCACTTGGTAGCGTCCCAAAGACTTTCCGTAATCCCCAATGGCGTTATCCGCCGTGCCTGATTCAAACTCCGCTAGAGCCGTGAAGAACTGGCGGTGTGTTGGTAGCGATTCCTCAACGTAATAGTGCATGGTATATTCATGCGTGGCACACGTTGTTAAGCCAATCAAGAATGACATAGCTAGTATTTCTTTTAACATGAGAAGATCTCCTCAAATAGTTCGCTAGGAATCCTTGAACGATTACGCGCACCTTTAATTCCTTGCGTTCCTGTAGTAGCACCACGCCTAGCAATATCATGGTGGCAATGCCTATTAATAATGTTACCCTCAGAATCGTAACGGTAATTTTTACACATCTCTTTAGGATTCCAATTTGGGTCATTAGTCCAAATGTCTGTAGGCTTCATTCGATTATCGCCATACTTACAGTAGGTTATTGTGTGCCTAACATAATCAGTAATGCCGTGCATCTCAAATAGAGGATCAATTACCTTACGCATTTTGCCCCTTGGATTTTCCAAGTACCAATAATGAGGACTCAAATCAGCTATCACTTCGATAGTTCTTTCGAGTATCTCCAAACCAAGCCGCGCCGAGTCTGTT